CGCAGGGTTGCTGCTGAGCTGCTTCTTCATCTTCGCGAAGGAAGAAGCCAGCTCCTCGGTGGACACATCCACCATGTCAGAAGCATAGGCAAACTTCTGCAATGTGTCCGTAGAGATCCCGGTCCGTTTCGAAAGTGTCATGAGTTCATCCGCAGAGTTCATCGCGGATACTCCGGTCGCCAGCAGTCCACCGGCCACGGCTGCACCGGCAGTGCTCAACGCCTTGGTCTTGCTGGCCACATTCTTCGCGCCCTGGGCGACCTTATCCGTCGCGGCCTTGATCTTGTCGAACGCAGATACTGTCTTGTTCGCTTCGTCGGTCAGTTTCTTCAAACTGTCCTCTGTCGCGATGATCTCACGCTTCAGGGCCATGAACTGCTCGGAGTTCTCGTCCACGCCCTGGGACTTCATTGTCTCCTCGGCCTGCTTCAAGGTCTTCAGCTTGTCATTCGTCTCACCGATGGCCTGACCGAGGAGCTGCTGCTTCTGGCGCAGTAGTTCTGTATTCGTCGGATCCAGCTTCAGAAGTCTTTCCACATCCTTCAGCTGTGTCTGAGTGTTCTTTATCTCCTTGTTGGCATCGTTCAGGGATTTAGTCAGCCCTGTAGTGTCGCCGTCAAGCTGGATTGTGATTCCTCGTACCTTTGCCGCCATGTTATCCTCCAAAGAATGACTTTATATCCTGTTGCGTTGCTTCAAACGGATATTCTTCCCGGTCATTCCCTTCCTCGGTGAGCATATCGAAGACCATGCCCATCGTCATACTGCTCAGAGCCTCGTCGGACAACCCGAAATGCGCACACCTCAACATGAAGATGGCTCCATTCGGCTCTCGCGTGGTTGCCCTTATTTTTTTCGAGGCACTGAGGTCGTTTTGTTGTTCGCCGTCCAGAGTTCGAGGATCGTCGGGAGGATCTCGTAGACGGAAAAGACTCCGTCAAGGGAGTCCAGCCATTCTTCGGGCGTTTCCCCGACATTCTCACCGCCGTGCTTCAGCATGATCCAGGAGATGTTCTCGAAGATCTCCAGGTCCACCATGTTCAGCTCGGCTGCTTCTCTCTCTTCGTCGGTCGCGTCTTCCGGGAGGTCGTGGTAGGTCTTGTATGCCTTTGTCAGCTGCTTCATGTCCTTGACCATGTCGCGCCCGAAATACGCTCTGTATAGTTTCGGAATCAGGGCAGAGCTTTTCAGTCTCGCCGGTCTGCCCTCGATCATGATTGTCTTCTCGATCATTTGCCTCCTCCTTGTAGAAAAGCGGGGAGGTGATGAGCCTCCCCTTCAAGTTATGCCAGCGTCGTGTTGACCGTGCTATAGAAGCTCGTGTAGGTGCCGCTGGGCGTGTCAGCCGTGGTCTTGTAGTAGACCTTGCCATTGATAACAGATGCGCTGGTCGGATCCACGACAGGCATTACCGTCAGGTCGCAGCTCTGAGTCTGGACATCCGTGCTCTCAGCCTTCGTAGCAGAAGCCACATCGGGACGAGATGCCACGCAACGGTAGAAGCAGATTCTCTCGGGACTCTGGTCGCCGTCGATCTCGAACATCAGGGCGAACTCCGCAGGCTGGACATTCACATCCTCGATCAGCAGCTTGCCGGTCGTGGAGATGCTCTGATTCCAGAGATCCTGACGCATCTGAGCAGGGAAGTCGGCCATCTCCAGTGTCCCGGTGTAGCCGTTATTCCCCGCGAGGTGATAATACTTCACATCATCGGCATAGAAGTCCGTGTCGCTGCCTTCGTGGGCCAGGGATACCGAAACGGCACCCGGGACCGCTTTAACCGTGCCCCAGCTCGGCACACCGGTGCTGGAGTAGGTAATCAGGGCGTAGTGGACATTCTTCAGACCGAAGTGAACTTTATTGGCAGTCGCCATATTCAAACCTCCACATGGTAGATAACTTCATACGCATCCTCGTCATCGAGGTGCGTTTCCTCTTTGTTCCAAAAAAGTTCCAGACCGTCGAGGGCGTTTTCTACTGCGCTCTCAGCGGTCTGGTCCTTGGTCTTCGTGAGCAGTTCAATTGCCACATTGTTCCGTTTGTGATAAACCTTGTTGTCCGCGCCGAAGTTGTCCGAAGGAGTCTCAAAGTACACCATGTACGGCATGGCCGGTGCCTTCCCTTCCGGGTAGCTCCAGTACGCCGTCGGATATACCGAACTCAAAGTCGTGTAAAGCGTATCAAGTGTCATTTTCCAACTCCTTCGTCAGTTCTTCCTCGTAGATGCGCTCCGCATCCTTTTCAGCCGGTTCGATATGTGGGAAGGCTCGTGCCTGCCCCACGGTCCGACCGCCCGAGACTATCGGATGGCCGAACTCCAGAAGATGCGCGAGACCGGGCTTCTTGCCGTTGTAGATCACGGTGTTTGCTCCGGTCCGGGTCTTTTCCGTCTTTGACTTCCAGCCCTTCGCGTATTCCTTCTTGTTCTTTCCGGGTGCCGAGTTCTTCAGGATCTTCACGACCTGCTTGCCGGTGGCCTTCTGAGCTGCTTCGATAGATCCCGGAAGCATCCCGGCATATCGGTCCAGCTCATTCATCACCAGCTTCTCAAGGTCGTCTGCCGATCCTTTAACCATCGCCGCGTCTCCTCTCGCAGTACAGTTCAGCCGTGTCCGTTCTCCCGCGGTACACTCTGTAGATGCTATACTGGACACCGTCCAGTTCGAGGTTCTCTTCACCTTCGTAGTCCGGTCCGAACATCGTGACCTTGATCTCGGGTGAATATCCGTTCTGCCCACCGGCAAAAAACTCATTCGCCGTGACAGAACTCACGGAGCCGTAGACAGGTCTCTTGGTGAGCGTGGTCTCCCAGTCTCCCATTGTGTCCTGGGTCTGCGTGGGAACCAGCAGATAAAACATCACTGACTTGTCCATACCGTGTACCCCGAAGCCATTCCCATCTGGGCCTTCTGCTCGTCATAAGACTTCTTCAATCTGTCGTAGTCATCAGGCTGGCCGAAGTTCAGTCGGCAGTAAGTGATGACCGCCCTCTTGACGAGCGGATCTCCAGTGTCCGCGTTCTGGATCCCGGCCAGCTTCATGTCTAACAAAGCCGCCACGATCAGGTCTGACAGTTCTTCATCAAAAGCGTCAGTCGTGATTCTCAGTGCCAGCTTCACCGCTGCCAGAATCTCCATGTCCATCCTCCTTTTGTGACAAGTAAACCGACTCCGTGATCGTTCCGAGACCAACATGGCCCATCTTGATCGTGGAGTCGCACCACAGTTCCGCGCCGCACTGTGTAGCGCGACCACAGAAGCTCAGGTCCTCACCGAAGCCCAACATCGGGGCAAAAGGCAAGCCGAATTTCCCGGCGACCTTGTTGATCAGGTCCACCGTCATCATCACACCGCCGAAGCCAGCGGCTTCGATCTTGAAGAGGTCGTCCCTCGGGTAATCGTCGTACCAGACGGCCACCGGTGAGACAGATCCATCTTCCCCTTCGTAGTATCCGCACTCTTTGTAGAGGACAGGACGGACCGGAGCTTTCCGGGTGAAGTACAGGCCGGTGACAAAGTCTTTCCCCTCGTCCAGTCTCGCGGATAACCGCTCCATCAGATCGGGATCAAAGACCATGTCACTGTCAAGCCAGAGCACTCTGTCAAAGCCTTCCTTCACGGCCCGCCGCGCCATTGTGTTCCGTGCGTCATAAATGAGAGACGAGCAGGAGATCGTGATCTTCGTCTCTCCTACCCGCCTCATTCCTAATAGACTCTTCATGAACTCGGTGTGAACCATGTCCATGCAGGGTATACAGATTAGTGTTTTCATTCAGCTTGCCTCCTCCGATTTCAGGTCACTCAGAAAGTGATCTTCGTGAACGCATGGTCCGCGACGGCACCGAGCGCGATGTACTCGCGACCGACCAGCTTGACCAGGTCTTTCTCGGCCAGGGACAGATCGTCGTACTTGATGGTGATCTCGTCGCCGTTCGGGAAGTTGGCCTGAGCACCGAAGCCGAAGTCACCGACGATGGCCCAGGTGGAGCCAGCCGTGCCGGTCGTGCTATAGGTCGGAAGGGTGTTGTCAAAGAACACTCTGCATCCCTCAAACGGATCAGCCGGGAAGTTGCCCTGATAGTAGGCAGCCTTGAACTGTGCCCAGGTGCTCTTGTTCATAACGATGCTCGGATTGTTGGCTTCGTCAGACAGTTCACCGATAGCTTCAGCGATAACGCCGACGGAAGGAGAACCGGCCACAACGCCAACGCCAACGCAGCCAGCGGTGGACTGAGCGGTGCAGACCGTGATCTTGCCGATCAGTTCTTCCTGGGCCTTCTTCGCGATGCGATAGGTCAGCTCATCATAGATATAGTCCAGGAACGCTTCACCGGACAGATCCAGGGCTTCGTCGGAGATGGTGATCCACTTCTTGATGGATTCGGGCTTCAGTTCCACGATGCCGAGCGTCAGGGATTCCTCGGTGTTGGCCGCGGAGCCTTCGGTGTGGACATAGGCCGGGTCAGCGGTGCGCTCAAATCCTACATTCAGGTTGCCCT